TCAAAGACGAGCTGAACGCCCATCGAGACCTTCACGTTTTCTGCCGGCTTAAACGGATCCGAGGTGATCTTCGAAGTGTCGATCCGAAGGAGTCGGCGTGTGCGCTTACCGTACTGGTGGCTCGCACGCACGACGATCAAACCGTCCGCGCTTTGGTAGTCGGAGGCGTTATCCTCCACGTTCACACGTGGTAGGGACACCGCCGACGCCGGGGCAATCGTGACGGACAACGGGTCGGAAAACGACATAAGCATCACTCCTAGGAGCCTGGTTAGACTCCCATTGGCGTTTAGACGCAGATGGTACAACAACCGAGCTAACGGGATAGTCCCACAGCTGCGGCTATTAGCCTTTGTCGGGCGGAAAGTTCCTCCCAACCAAGGTGAAAACCATAAGGTGAGGCCTTCAGACGTCTTTTGCACTCAGAAATGAGTACGATGTCTGTTGGTCGTGCTTCCGTCGGATATTTTCCGGTCGGACCCACGAATGTATACGTGTCAACGGAAATTGAATGTTCCATGACATACGCATACAACCAAACCTGGCCGTCGATAAGGTAGTCAGAGAAATTGCTTATAGCATCTCCCCAGCTACCAAACCAATCGAAGGCCCAGCTCCAAGGAGCAAGGTTCCAGATAGTATCTGGAGTGGGCGCCACGCCGAACAAACGGCGCGCTTCGATGACTGCACGTCTTGTCTCCTGAAGGAGACCACCTCCAGAAGGAGGTATAAAGTACGTACAAGCACCGGAGAACCACTGTAGACGGGACTGTTTACGTACCCGTATAACCTTGCCCTTATTAAGGAAGGCGTTGTTGTCCAACGTACCAGTACTTGGTGAATACCAAGGACTGGTATTTTCACGGATAACCGTGACGGACTCCTTCGTCTCCGGTGGCAAACCACCCTTACGGTAAACCACTTGCCCTGACTCTTCCAGAAACTTAGACAAAATGTCCGAGCTCCTGTAAACCGCCTTAGATAGGCGGTAGAGATCATTGGTAAATGGTACCCAACCGAACTGATAATTGAGGTACTCGCTGCCAATGGCACGTCTCCGTGCCTTGCCAGACAAGCGACCCCACTTCTCAAACCGCGGAAAACCGATAGTCTTTGGTAGACCATCGGTGAACAACTCCGCTGAAGCGGTTAGGAATTCCGAAACGGGGGCAGAGGGACTCAAGTCCGCCATCAGACCCGTACCAGCTTTCTCCAAGTCAGAAAGACTTGAATCAAAGAAGGGCGGGAACGACAGCGTACTCGGGCTGCACGGAAGGAATGGGCCGTCATAAGACGCTCCATCCGTCCGTCCAGAAAAAGGACCGATCGAATGTTCCAGATGAGTCATTTCTG